CCTTTCCAAAAAATTAATTAGCTTCCAGGAAAAGGTCAGTGAAAAAAACGTCATGGCTGTCAGAGGACCAAAAATTCGCAAGGGAAAGCCGAGGTGGAGAAACGATGCCACCCAGTTGGGGGTGATAGGTGGTGGTGTTGATGGATACGCTGTGCCTGAGTGGTTGCAAAACCCATATGCGATTAAGCAATTTTGGGTTTTGGCAGAGAAGGTGGTGGCGCTGGGTCGGACGCATGTTGATTCCGACAGCCTGGCATTGGCGGCGGCGGCGTTTGGGCGAGCGGTGGTTGCCGAAATTGATTTGCAGGCTCGGGGACAGGTGATTGATGACGCCAGGGGCAGTCTCAAGAAATCTCCAAGTGTTCAAATCATGAAAGACAATTACAAGGCATATTGGGACGCCTACAAAGAAATCATCGGCAAGCCGCCAGTATCTGCTACCGCGCCGCCGGTGGCCGGCCCGCAAGATAAGTTCTTTGAGCGGAACGAGTAATGCCTGCCAAGAAAAAGACGGTGTCGAAGGCCAAGAAGAAGACCGCCAAGAAAAAGTCGGCCAATGCCAAGAAAAATTGCCCCGAGTGCAAAAAAAAATTTGATCCTCTTGGGCCTCATCAGATCTTTTGTTCCAGCGATTGTTCTTTCAATTGGCATATGTCGTTTATTACCAGCCTGAAAAACTCAAAGGGTGAATGGGAGGGAGAGACGTTTGAGCCTCGCCCTTGGCAGGTTGACAATATTCTCCGCCCCATCTTTGGCGTGTTAGGCGATGATGGTCTCCGCAAAATCCAGACCTGTTACATTGAGATTCCATGCAAGAACGGCAAATCCACCCTGTGCGCGGCCATTGCGCTTGATATGCTAGTTGCCGACATGGAGGGCGGGGCCGAGGTTTATATTGTGGCCAAGAGCATTGATCAGGCCGACATCATTTACAATGAGTGCGTTGCTATGGTTCGGCAGTCGGAGAGGTTGACAAAAGAGCTTTACATCAAGGAAGCGAAGAAGAAGGTTGAGTACCCGCGGACTAATAGCTTTATGCGAGTACTTGCGGCTGATGCGGCGACGGCAGAAGGCATCAATGCTTCGTGCATCATCTTTGACGAGCTTCATGCACAGCGGGACCGGAAGCTTTACGACACGTTGAAAAAGCGATTCGGAGCGCGGCGGCAACCCCTAATGATCATGATTACCACGGCGGGTTTTGACAGGGAGTCCATCTGTTACGAAGCTCACGAATACGCAAAAAAGGTTCAGGACGGTATTGTTCAGGATGACGAATACCACGCCTACATTCTAGCGGCTACCGATGATGACGACTGGACCAACCGTGATTTATGGCACAAAGTTAACCCGGCCCTTGGCGACTTCAAGTTGCTGCGAAACATGGAGAAGGAATTTGTAGAGGCGCTTGAAACCCCGGCGGCGCAGAACGCCTTTAAGCGATATCATCTGAATATGTGGACCGAGGTTGATGCCGCGTTATTGAATATCATTGATTGGGAGCAATCAGCTGGCACCGTCAATGATCGTGAGTTGGTAGGCCGTCCATGTTGGGGCGGCCTGGATATGGCCGAGATTTGGGATTTGGCGGCGTTTGTGTTGACGTTCAAGGTGGGCGATGCTATCAAGTGGCTCCCGATGTTCTGGTATCCAGATGTCAACATTGCCCGCAAATCTATCAAGTTCAAGGCCCCGCTTGATTTGTGGGCACAGCAGGGGTTCATCAAGCTGACTGAGGGGCCGGTGATTGACCAGAATGTTATTGTTAACGACATTGCCGAGCTTGCCAAGATATTTGACATTAAAGAAATCGGGTACGATCCCTGGCGTTGTCGGCAAACGGCAATTAAACTTGTCAACGAGCATGATTTGGAAATGGTGGAGATGAGGCAGGGGCACAAGACGCTGGGCGAGGCCACGGCGCGGATGATAACGGAGTTGAAAACCGGGAATCTTCATCATGGCAACAACCCCGTGCTCAATTATATGGCGCGAAACGTGGTAGGTCGTTACGATGAAAATAATAACGTGATGCCCTGCCGCAAAAAGAGCAAGGGCAAGATTGACGGTATCATGGCGGGACTGATGGGCTTGGCGCGGTACATAGTCAACCCGATAGACGGTGATTCTGTTTATGAACAGGGGGATATACAGATATGGTTTTGAAAAAAACAAAATTTGACCTAAATTGGAGAGAGGCTATAATAGTATTAATAACATTGATCGCCATTGTTTTTGTGTTTGCTGGCTTGGTTTGCCTGGATCAATGGCAAGTGGGGCTGATTGTTGCGGGAGCTTTGTTGTGGTTGGATATGCTGATAGGACGACTCATTAAATGATTAGCGTTGGCATTAATCGGTACAATGTGCGGGCCGATGATCGTGTTCACCGCTATGAGGATTGGTTTCCCGCATCTAATGTTATTGGTTCTGATCAAATGACATCGGCGGGAGTCTCTGTAAACGCGTCTTCGGTTCTTACTCTTGACGCATGGTTTGCATGCATTCGCAACGCCAGCGAAGACCTTGCCAAGCTTCCTTTGATTACCTATGAGCGACTGGATCGGGGACGGCGGCGGGCGCAAGAGCAGGATGTTTATGATTTGCTTCACATCGAACCGAATCCCGAAATGACCGCTATGAGTTTTATTGAAACTATCAACGCTCAAAGCATGGCAAACGGCGGCGGTTTTGCAATCATCAAGCGCGATGCCAGCGGATACCCTGCCTCGCTCTGGCCGATACAAACCAGCCGCGTACAAATCAAGCGCGACCGGCGCGGTGAACTGGTTTATGATGTTTGGCCGAATGGTTCGGGGGGGCGGCCATCACGATATCGCTCAATTGATATGCTTCACATTCACGGTTTGGGCGCAGTCGGAACCAACGGTTATGTCATGAGTTCGGTCGCGCGGGAAAGCATCGCTCTCGGCCTGGCGACACGAGAGTATGCCAGTCAATTCTTTAAAAACGATGCCACACCGCGCACGGTGATTATGTATCCGCAAAAATTAAGCGATGCCGCGCAGGAGTCCTTCCGCCAAAAGTGGCAAGAGGGGCAGACTGGAGCCAACCGCCATCGAATGGCGGTATTGCAAGAGGGAATGAAGGTTCACCAACTTCAAGTTAATCCGGTGGACGCCATGTTGATAGACATGGGGCATTATACGATTGAAAGCATGTGCAGATGGTTTCGGATGCCTCCTCACAAGGTACAACATTTATTGCGATCAACATTTTCAAACATCACGGAACAGAATCTTGAATATGTAATTGACTGCCTGGATTCGCTGGCGACTCGGTGGCAGCAGGAAATCTCTCGCAAGTTGTTTACGAAGGCTGATCGTAAGCGGTTTTATGTTGAATTTCTGTTTGACAAAATGCTTCGAGGCGATCCTGTTAAGCGGGCGCAGGTGCAGCGAATTGAATTTTCCATTGGCAAACGTTCGATTAATGAGTTGCGGGAAATGGACAATGAGAACCCGGTCGAGGGGGGCGATGATCATCTGGTTCCGCTCAATATGCGCCGAATTCAAGACGATCCGCCGGGCGCTAACAATAATGGAACTGGTTTTGAAAACACCGATATCGGAAATCGGGAAGCGGTGGCGCAATTATATCGGGGCCTGTTGATAGATGCAATCGGCCGGGTGGTAAGGGTCGAGTCCCGCGCTTTTGAGCGTGCGATAAAAAAGCCCGGCGAATTTGATGGGTGGGTCAATCAATATTTTGACAGCAAGCGCGAATTCTATTTTGAGCAGGTTGCGCCGCTGGTAAAAGCGTTTGTGTCAACTTATAACGGATCAGCGGCGGACTCCGACCTGATAGCTGAGACGGTGGCGGAAAATCACGCGACGGCTTGCAAGCTGTCAGCCATGTCTCAAAGGGACCACGGCGATATCGTTGCTGAATGGAATCAACTAATCGAGGTGGAGGCTGATACCATTTTACGGGAGGCAAAGGATGCAATTAAGTAAAATGGGGATAAGATTTATGAGCAATCCCCGGACCTGGGGCCGCGATTATTTGGCGGGCGCAATATTAATAGAAGCTGCCGCTAAGCGCCCTTCAATTTTGCGAGTTGAAAATGGTATTGGAATAATTACCATTCGCGGCATCATTGAAAAATACGCATACTGGTCAAGCGAAACGTCAAGCATTGCCATCAAGCGGGCAGTCAATGAAGCCCGCAATAATAAGCGGGTGGATCAGATATTGCTTTCAATTGATTCTCCGGGCGGTTCTGTTGATGGGCTAGGGGAAGCGGCTGACGCTATTTATCAGGCTCGGCAAGCCAAGCCGATAGTGGCGCAGGTTGACGGCATGGCCGCAAGCGCCGCCTACTGGTTGGCATCACAGGCCCATGCTATCTATTCGCACGAACTTGACATGGTGGGTTCAATCGGCGTTTACACTGTGATTGATGACACGAAAGAACACTTTGAAAAGCAGGGTATCATCACACATCTGATAACGACCGGGGAGTTTAAGGGCGTTGGAGAGTTGGGCGTTGCGGTGTCAGAAAAACAGATCGAGGACTTGACAAGAATTGTGAATGTATATTACAATTATTTCCTAAAAGCAATTGAACGCGGACGAGGTATGACTCGCGAGCAAATAAAGCCATTGGCTGACGGAAAGGTTAAAATCGGTCCGGAAGCCGTTGACGCAAAAATGGTTGATGGCATATCGAGCTTTGACGATACTCTCGCCAGGATGAAGGGCGAAGCTATGATGGCCCGTAAAAGTCGCGCTGAGCGCGATGATGACATTGATTTGGGTATCGAAATAGCCAAACGAAAGCAAGTTTGATCTGCTGAGCAGTGATAAAAACCTTCACGGCGCTTGATTGCTGAGCGATTAAGTGGGCGTGTACAAGCTTTGTGGAGGTGTGTTATGAATTCTTTGATCGAATTGCAGAGGCAGCGCAAGGCCAAAATTGAAGATGCCGACAAAATACGCGCTGCCGCGAAAGCACTTGGCCAGGAGTTGACTGATGAGCAAAAAGAAAAAATCAGCGGCCTGTTGGCTGAGGTTGATGTGCTTGACGAAAAAATTGTCGCGTTAAAAGAAGAAGAGAAACTTAACGCTCGCCTTGATGGTGCGGTATCCAGCTTGGAGGTGTCTGCCGATCTCGATTCTCCCGATTCTCATCCGAGGATCGAGTCCCGTCCCAACTGGCTTGATGATCCCAATTTCGGCTTCAAGTCCGTACAAGACTTTCATATGGCGGTGATCGAGGCTGCCAAAACTCGGGGCCAGAAATTTCCGTCCAATTTAAAACATTGCTCGGTCGAGGGCGCGAAGCAGGCGGTCAAAGAGGCTGAGTATGACAGCGACCTGACCCCAAAGGCGGCGGCTGGCTCCGATGAACATGGCAAGTATGCCGATCCATATGGCGGGTTTTTCGTACCGGAGTCGTTTGTCCCCGGCGTGATGAAAACCGCAGCTGAGCCCGACTTGCTGGCCGGGCGTGTCACCCGAATTCCCATGGCGGCTCCCGTCGTAAAAATTCCGGCGCGAACGGACAAAGATCATTCGTCCAGTGTTAGCGGCGGCTTGATCGTATATCGCCGAGCCGAAGCTGATACGGTAACTGCGACCAGGATGAAAACGGAATTGGTTAAGCTCGAAGCCGAGCCGCTGATGGGGCTGGCCTACGCGACTGATGAACTGGTTCGCGATTCGGCCATAAGCTTTGCGGCACTGCTGGCCCAGGGTTTTCAGGATCAATTCGTTTACCGGATCATGAAAGAGCGCATCGCCGGAACCGGTGTTGCGCAGCTTGAAGGCGCTTTGAACGCTCCTTGCATCGTCGAGGTCAGCGCTGAGAATGGTCAGACTACTGATGATCCCTTCGTTTACGAAAATGCGCTGAATATGTTGGCGCGGCTTTGGAACATGAATACCGGCGTCTGGTTGATGAGCCGGATGTTACTGCCCAACTTGCCGAAACTCAATGTAACGGTTGGTCAGGGAGGCGCTGCGGTGTTCCATACCGATGCGACCCAGGCCATCCCTTATCGGCTGCTGGGCCTGCCCGTCATCTTTACCGAACATTGCAAAGCGGCCAATACTACCGGCGACGTGCTGCTGTGCAATTGGGGTGAATACCTTGAAGGCGTTTATCAGCCCATTACCGGCCTGTCGTCAATTCATGTGCGCTTCGTATATAACGAGACGACGTTCAAATATTACATGGAGAATGCTGGTCAGTGGTGGTGGAGGACGGTAATGACTCCTGCCAACAGCGCGGATTCGTTGTCCCCGGTGATCAGCCTGGCTACTCGTTCTTAAGAGTGAAGGGGAGGTTTTAAAAAATGGCAAGTCCGCAGGCAAGAGATAAGTTGGCGACTGAACATAAAATTGTGGGCGTGGTTAGTGGCGATGTCAGCACCGCCGCCGCCCTGCCCATAAGTGAGTCTCATGTCGCCGGAACGTGGTTTAATATGCGCGACTATAGCGAGATTCTGATTTATTACCTTCTTGCCGTACGCGCTGATAACATCGAGCAGGCCGCTATCCAGGCGGCTACCGATTCCAGCGGAAGCAATGCCGCTACCATTGTGAGTCATTCTGATCCCACAGGCGCGGATGCAGCTGGAGACGCGGTGGTTCTCCAAGTATCGGCGGAACAGTTGGCTCAAGAAGGCTCCGATGCCGGAGTCGAGTACACTCACATCAGCCCCTATGTTAAGGCTGGCAATTCCTCGGACAGGATCGTGTGCGTGATTTTCGGTCGCTCTAAAAGGCCGGTTGATGGACTGACCGCTGATTACAGTTCGTGATGGAGGCGATGATGAAAAAGGAAGCAATCGTTGCGGTGGTTGCCGTGCAGGCCCTGCTGGCAGCAGGGGTAGTGATAGCGGGACCGTTCACGTTTGAACAGAAGCCGGGAGCCAGCGTTTACAGCTACGTTGATCGAGAGCAGTCGGCCAACGCCGACGTGCACTGGGTTGATTCTGGCAATGCCAACGCTTCCGATGCCACAAATCATGGCTATCACCCTAATTTCCCCTACGCCACAGTTGATTACGCAGTCGGGCGGTGCGCGGCAAATAATCATTGCGTGATATTTGTTATGCCCGGCCACAACGAAACTTGTGGCGCAGCTTGCGTGGACGCGGACGTTGCGGGAGTCCATATTGTCGGCTTGGGTGAGGGCCAGGATCGGCCTCGGTTTGATTACGATGCCAACACCGGCACGTTCATTATTGGAGCGGCCAGCGTTACTATTGAAAATCTGACGTTCATGCCCGGTGTTACCAGCGTCGCTACAGCCATAGTGGTAGAGGCCGGAGGCGACAATGCCACTATCAAGAACTGCGAATTCCTTGTCGGCGAGGCTGCGGGCACCGATGAATTTGTTAGCGCCATTACTATTAATGGCGGCGCTAATGACGTGCATATCGTTGACAACGTATTCCAAACAGACCCTGCCGATAACGGATGCACGAACGCTATCAATATCGGAGTCGGTGGCGCGGCGGTTGAACGGCCTGTTATCGAGGGCAACTTGGTGTATGGCAACTATTCGACAGCGGCCATTATTGATGGGGGCACGGCTTTTACCGAAGGCTGGATCATGAACAATAAGATGAAGGTGAAAGATGGAGAGCCTGGAATCGAGCTTGCGGCCACCTCGACGGCGGTCATCTACAATAATATAATTGAGTCAACGGGCGTTACTTGCGATTCGGCCATTGTTGCGGCTGACGGAGCGTGGTTTCGCAACTGGTGTGTGCGCGCTGACGGTGGGGCTGCGACCGAGATAGGCGTTACTACTCCGGATGAAATCAACACCGACATCGACACCATTCTGGCGAATGTTAATGCTGGCAATACTGTACTCAATGGTCTCGCTGGCAATACCGCCGTGGGGTCGAGATTTACCATCGTGAAAACGGTAACACACAACACCATTGTGGCGGCGGGCATTGACATCACCGGGGCCAGTTCGGGAGGTACGTTACGTGTCATTGACATAACGATTATGAATGGTCAGACGATTGTTGATAGCGCTGGTCATGGCGCGGTTCTGGAGTTTTACACTAATGACGCCGGTTATGGATACGCGTCATTTGCAACCGTGTCAGATGTTGATCCATTAGTAGCTGGAGCTGTGATATCAAGTTGTGGCACGGCGGGCGATGGTTACGACACCATGATGGGCCTGCCCGTTTTGGCGTCGGGGCAGAAGATAAAACTCAAGGCCACCACCGAGGACGTAACATCGGTAGGCACACTGAAAGTGTTTATTACTTTCGAACGTGTAACGGCGGGCGCTACCGTTTCGGCTGCTTGAAGGTAGTCCTGGGCCCTGTTCTTTGATGGGCAGGGTCCGGATTACATGGAGGTGAACATGAAGCGATTAATGGCGATAACCATTCTGTTGATTATGGGTCTGCCCGTAACGGCGGCTGATTATCGGTATCTAGTATCCTCTTTGGTAATTAGCGCCATCACCGAAGACACCGCTTATATTCTGGTTGATTTGTCCGACACCACAAACTTCCGACATAAAGAGACTAATCATCTCGTGGTGAGACAGTGCCAGATTACCACGGCGGTCAGTGCTGTTGATTTGTTCTGGCAAATTAATGTCGGGGTGGTTGTTGAAAATTCTGGCACTGACGGCACGGCAGAGTACATTGTCTCGGCCATTGATTTCGCATCCACAAGTGGCATGGTAGGGCAGACACGCACTTATGAATGGCCTCTCAATAACGGGCTGAATTTGCCGGGATTGAATCTCAAGGTTGACATTACCAATAAAACACTGACCTACCTGGAAACCAACAACAAACTCGCTGATAACGCCGCATGGCAGAATGATACAGCGAGGACAACTCCGGCCGGCACTGCGAATCCGGCAGTAGGAGACTTGATTGTTTACATTGACGAGATAGTCAATGGCGGGTCGTTCTCTGCCGTTGTGAGCTGCGCTTATTATTCGGAATGACATGAGTAACTTGCTTGCCAATGAAACGGTTATTGACCTGACCACAGTTGCGCGGGTCAACATTCTGCGTGGGTTGCAGGGCGATACTAACGGCCTGATCGCTGACAAGCAAGTTTTGTCCATGCTCATCAAAATGATGAGCCGAGATGCGCGTATGCGAATCATGCATCGGGCTTTTCAAAAGGCGACTTACACGGAGCGTTTTGATATCGCTAAGGGCCAGCGGGACTTTTGGGTAGGCGCTTCTCCGATTGCGATTGACTCCGATGTTGATACCGACATTACGATTTATCACAACACCGATCAGCCGCGAGACTTTACCAACAGCGCTGACGAGATTGATGCCGACTACATTGTATGCAATCCATTGATGCAACGGCAAGGCCGGATTCATATTGAAAAGGATTTCAGCGATGATTACGTTGACGCCTTACAAATCGAGTACACGGGCGGGATGGCCACCAGCACCGCGATCACGGGAACCAATGGCGCTTGCTCGTCGACAACTTTTATTTGTTTGGGAAAAAATTTTACCACAGACGGTGTAGCGGTGGGCGATACCCTGGCAATTACTGAGATTGGCGACGCTGATCACGGCCTTCACACTATAGCCGGTGTGGGAACTGATACGCTAACCGTGGCGACGGCTTTCAGCGGGACCGGGTCCGGTCTTGATTATGAAATTATTGACGGCGGCACTGATACCATAGTTGGCCTTTATCCTCACATTGCAGACGCAATGGATTTTCAAATCAGGTTTTTGTGGGAGAATCGTGGTCGGTTTGGTATTCAGTCAGAGGGCATTGCAGGGGCCAGCGTAACGCATATTCGGCCCGCTAGTTGGCTTGGGTTTGTGCGTGGTGTGCTGGAAGGAGAGGCGCGGCGGATATGAGTCAAGCGACTTTTCATATTGATATTGATAAGCGGGAATTGGAGGACCTTCAGCGGCTGTTCGAAATTGCGCCTAAAAAAATTAGGGGACACATTAAGAGGCGATGGTGGGCGCAGGGCAAAAAAGCGGTTAGGTTGATGAGGGGTTCTCATTTCAGCGGGCCGACCGGAGCGAGGACATTAAGACACCGGATGCCGCGGCAAAGGAAGGGTGCGAGCGGTAAGGCGCTGCGCTCGACATTGGCCGTTAAAAAGGTTAAATTTGGAAGCAAGGGCGTTTTTGGCGGCTATATGGTATTGGGATTCAAGGGTCTACATGGGGAACCAACAAAAACACATCCACTGATTAACATCTTTGAATTCAGCAAGGGTGGTGTGCGGCGCACGGCCAGTGGCTCTAGTCGGGGCCGCTTGCGAACACGGGCCCCCCTTGCAGCGGCATGGGCACGGGCGGCCGATCAAGTAAATCTTGTTAATGCCGTTGACGACGGTATTGATGATTGGATTAAAAGCTGATGGCGCAGCCGATAACAGAACAGATCATTGACAACCTGATTACTACGTTGCGGGGGATCACCACTGACAATGGTTACGAGCAGACCATCAATCAGGTGTCGAGGTTCACCACAGTGGCGCAAATGAAATTCACACGCTACCCAGCGGCTGATGTGGTAATTGATCGGATAGACAAGACCGATGAAGAAGATCATGGCTGGCAGTCATGTGATATGTTCGTTATCATTGGCGCGTATACCGATGATCGGACTGATCCCGGCCAGGCTTTAAGCATTTTGGCGGCTGACATTGAAAAGGCATTGGCGGTTGATGAAACGCGGGGGAACACGGCGCTTGATACGGCGGTAACTGGCATTGATTATGATTACATTGACGCGGACCTTGCTGGATATACGGGAGTGGCGGTGATAACGGCAAAAATAACTTACGAACACGAGCGGATTAATCCTTATACGAGTTAGGAGGAGAACATGGCGACGACGACACTGTTGAAGAACAAGCGGGCTTTTGGGGTGGAACTGGAAAGCACGGAGAACACTGCCGAGACCATAGCGGCGGCTGATTGTTTTCGGGCTACCAATCCATCAATCGAATGCCCCAAGAATCCGATTGAAAACGAAGGGGTGCGCACCACATTGGGCAAGAATAAACCCATTCCGGGCGGCCGCATGTGCAATGTAAGTGCGGGCTTTTATCTTAAAGGATCAGGCACGGGGGGCACGGCCCCGACCAGCGCAATATCTGATTTGCTACAGGCGGCGGGTTTTGCGGAGACTGATGGAACCGTGGTTGTTGATTACGACCTGTCCGACACATCAAGTTCCGTTACGTGCCAAATCTTCGAGGGCGCGGTGGTAGGGGGCACCGGCAAGAGCAAAATTGCAAAGGGCGTCCGGGGCAATATGTCGGGCACTTTGGAGCCGGGTGGTAAGGCCGAGGTTCTGTTTGAGGGACAGGGGGGGTTGTCATCGGACGCGGACGCAACGGTGTTGGCTGCCTCGGGAGAGGACAGCACCGATCCTCCCGCCTTGGTAAGTGCGTCCATGACCTTGGCCGAGATTCACGCCGATGCGGTGTGGTCTGATGATGGTGATCCCGAGAAGGTTGATGATGGCGCAGGATCAAACGAAGAGCTTGCCCTGTCGTTTACCCAGGTATCCACAGCCCAGACTTTGGTAGGATATCTGGCAAAAATTCAGAAGGTGGGAACACCCGCCAACGAAACCAACGGCCTGACCATTCGGGTGGAGACTGATAACGCCGGCGATCCGTCAGGATCTCCGGTTGCCAATACCACGGTGAACATGGCCACCTCGTTGATCGAGGACAATCATTTTTCGTGGTATCTGTTTTTACTAGATCGCGGGAGCCGGGGAACATTGGCGGCCTCGACTGATTATCATATCGTGGTGAGCGCCGATTATGACACCGATTCATCTAATTGCGTTCAGATAGATACGGATGCCGTTGCCGCCGGTTCTCAGAAATGCAAATACTATGATGCGGCATGGGCATCGCTGGCTTTGAAAAACCTGTGCATTGTGCCGCTGGTCATGCCGGTTGGCGGCGATGACTTGTTTTTCGGGACCACCGAATGGAACCTTAACAATGAGGTGACAATGACCGCTGATGATCCGAGCGACGCGCAGGGATACCCGGCGGCTCAAATCGTGAGCGCTGATCCTACCATTACAATCACCCCGAGAGAAACTCTTGACACTGAAAATGATTTGGCCGAATATTTCGACGACCAGGACGAACTTTACTTTCACTGTCAGATCGGCAGCGATTCGGGGAACATTGAGGAAATTGACGGCTTTCGGGGCGTGGTGGTGGATACCTCCGAGGATGAACGAGACGGCAAGATGGCGCGGTCGTTGACGATACGTATTGACCGTGAGTTGGCGGGCGCAGGATTCAGGATCCGATACAGATAGGAGGTCATAATGAAGACAATGATGATAGCACCAACCAGTGAGCATGGGCCGATTTCGTGGGGCGGCACAATTTACCAGCCGGGCGAGGCGTTCGAGTGTCCGGTTGACAAGGCCAAAAAGTTGATTGCTAATGGCAAGGCGGAGCCTGCCTCGGAGCCGATCATTGCCAAACCCAAAAAAGTAATTAAGCGCAAAAAAGATATCAAAGAAAAAGAGAGGGAGAAAAAGAATGCCAACAGCGATTGATCCAACGGCAACCATTGATTACGTGTTGGAGTGTGATCGTGATTTGCCGACAGACGAACAGACGATATTTGAGTTGCGCTGTCTAACTGCCGGTGAGTTGGCGCGGTTGGAGGACAATACCCTCACGTCAACGATGGACAGTGACAATAAGCCTGAATTTCGAGTGATGACCGGAAGCGTTCAAATTAATGCACTTCAGCTCGGCCTTAAGGGATGGCGCAATTTTAAAGACGCGCAAGGTAACGAGATCCCTTTTAAGCGCCGTAGTGATAAATGCGCGAAAGAGAATCTTGATTACTTGCATCCTCATTGGCGGCGTGAGTTGGTAGAGGCCATCACGGAGATGAACGATCTGTCTGAGGGCGACGAAAAAAACTGATCATCGGGGGTTACTTTTTAGCGGGCGAATTGGATGATTTTTCCGATTGCAAAACATGCAAAGCAACTCCCGGTTTGTCAGACGCTAGGGGATGCGAGGCTGATTTAACGGAGCCTTGCTTGTACATAGAAGGTGTCGGCGATTTGAGGCGCTGCCCGGCGGCGATGATAGATGCAGGAACATTAAGGTTGTGTAGCATGTATCCTCATTATAAAAACGGTTTTCTACCAGTAGCCGGAGGTCTACTGGATCAATCTCCCGTGTTTTTAAAGGCGATGTTGATATTGGATAAGACCATATCAAAGATCGAAAAAGTCAAGGCTGAAATCGAGAGGCAAAAGTGGCAGCGGACAAAAGGCTGAGCATTGTCGTCAGGGTGAGAGACGCCGCATCCAAACAGATGCGGGGCATTACTGCCCGTGCCAAGAAGATGCGCCAGGACTTGAACAAGCATGGCAAGGCAATTGCTTTGGGCATGGGCGCGGCCATCGTTGGATTGGGGGTCAGTGCGTTAGGCACAGCCGCTCAATTTGAAAAGTCCATGAACAGAGTGGGTGCGTTATCAGGAGCGACCGGCAAGGAATTTAAAAAGTTGCGGGACAGCGCCCGAGAATTGGGTGCCAAGACCGTTTATAGCGCTTCTCAGGCGGCGGACGCAATGGGCTTCCTGGCGATGGCTGGGTTTGATACTAATAAAATTTACGATGCGATGCCGGGAGTGCTAAACATGGCGGCGGCGGGGCAAGTTGAACTCGCAGAAGCCGCCGATATCGCGTCAAACATCTTGACCGGCTTTAACATGAATGCAACGGAGATGGGTCGGGTGGCTGACGCATTAGCAAAAACTTTCACGACAACCAATACTGATTTAAGCATGCTTGGCGCATCTATGAAGTACGTTGCGCCGGTTGCCGCCGGGGTGGGGTTGAAATTTGAGGAGGTAGCGGCGGCGGTGGGAATGTTGGGGAACGCTGGTATACAGGGGTCAAAGGCGGGCACGACTCTTCGAGGCGCGATTAGTCGTTTAATATCGCCATCTAATAAAGAAGCTGCAATAATGGAGCGGCTTGGCCTAAATGTGATGGACGCGAATGGCAAGATGATACCCTTGGTAAATATCATAAAACAACTGGAAATCAGCGGCGCGTCTACGGCGGATATAATGCGGTTGTTTGGGCAAGAGGCCGGCCCGGGCATGGCGGCGCTGGTACAAGAGGGGTCAGGCGCGCTGAATATTCTGACGGACAGCATTGAAAAGTCCGGGGGCACAGCGGCCGAAATAGCTAGCAAACAACTGGCCGGGCTTTTGGGAGCGCTTCGGCGGTTGAATAGTGCATGGGAGGAGTTCCAGTTAAGTCTTGCCGATACAGGCATGCTTGATGCTGCAGTAGTTGTTATTGAGGAATCCATTTATATCATGCAATTTTGGGCCGACTGGCTCAAAAAGAATGAAATCGGCACGGCGATAAAAGGAACGTGGGCCGAGATTGTTGAAACATTCAGCAATTCGGAAACCCGTCTAAAGGGCATTTGGGAGGCGATTGCATTCTATCCCAAAACATTCTTTTACAAGCCCATGAAATGGGCGGCTGACGAGGTAACGAAAATTGTCATAGACACTGTTAAAAAAATAGAGCATTGGCTTGATGAGCGGCTGGGCAAAATTATTGAGGGCTATGAGGCTAAATATCTGATTCCCTTTGTCGGCGGCTTTTTAAAGATGAAAGACGATATGGTCGGGCATTCGATCATCCCGGATTTGGTGACGAACATAAAAACATGGTTTGACAAGTTGCCAGATATTATGGAGCGTCCGGCCCTGGATGGGGCGCGTAGATTGGAGGATGCCATGTCCAATATTTCTTCGGGCCCGGGAGCGATAGCAGAGGCGGCTTTGGTTTTTCCTAAAATTGGATTTGGATTTGATCAAGAAGCGATTAATAAATTTTTAGACGTTGATGACGTGGCTGTTTTTCAGAATCGGTTCGAGCAATTAGGGACGATTG